TCTCCATTCGGTAGGATTGACTGGAATAAATTGATTGTTTAATTGTACAATTCTTTCTTTGTCTTGGTACTTAACTGTTAATTCAAAAATTCGTTTAAATAAATCTTTCACACCTGTTTCTGCAAACACTCTAGCAATTAACTCCATACGCATTTGCGTTTGAGTCATCACACTGTTCACACCAGTTGCGGTTTTGTTTAAACTTTGTGCATCTAATCCTTGCGAATATCTAGTAACACCAGTTCTTGATTCTCTAACTGTGTCTAAGTATTCTAATAATGGGAAAGCTTGTTGGTTAATGGTTTGATTTTGCATCGGCATCATCACTTGAGAAGGTGGTTGTTTCGTTCTAACCACTCCACCAGGTCTGGAAGTAAGTAGGTCATCCAAATTAACCATACCATCCATGATAGCCACTCTATTATTGTTGGTTAAATACATATTATCCAACAATTGACGCATGACAGTTGATTTTACTAACTGAACATCTTCCACTAATTCAGAAACACTTCTTCCATAAAACCTATGCGGCATAGGAATAGGGGTTAGCGAACAAAAAGGAGTATGATCGCAAGTCATGTTTTCTAAAATCTCATTGGCACTGCCACCAGCTACAATTACTTTTCTAAGCTCTGCAACACCATCTCCATCCATGTCCACTTTGACATAGCACTCATAAATTTCTATTTCTTCGGTTGATTTATCCGGTGCATTGTTAATCGGATTTTCATCAATGTCTGAAAATCTTGTTAATCTTTCTTCATCGGTCAAAGAGCTATTGGAAGTAGGAAGGTTTTCTATTACATCAGCATCATAACCCATTTCAATCAGTTGGGATCTAGTTTTTAAAACTCTATGTGCAACAAAAGAAGATTCTTCAATAGATTTTGCACTTCTTTGAATTAAAAATTCTTCAGGTGGAACATTTTCTATTTTAACTTTGCCAAACCCAACAGTTCTTTTAATAATAATGTTGTGTAACAAAGGAACAGGAACATCGGCCATCTGTTGGTCAGCAGGAATTTCTTGTCCTTGCTGTTGAGCCATCAGCATCATTTGCTCCATCTTTTCTTTAAGCTGTTCTATTTGTTCTTTAGCAGCCTCATCTTCAAAAGATTCTTCTTCAACAATCTCTACATCTTCATCATCAATTAATAATTGATATTCTTGTTCGCTTAAATTTTCATAAGTTTCTTGCTCAACTTTTACAGAGTCGTCCCAATAAACTTTTACTATTCCATTTTTTTCTAAGAGTGCATCTTTAAACCAAGTGTAGAAAATAGAAAAACCAGGATTGTCTTTATTGAACACATAATTGACATAATTGGTTGCCTGTTCTGCTAAAGCCACATCTTCAGATTTAACTGGTTCGCATTTTACTACTTGTTCGGATGCGGTAAAAATTCTAAGTAGGTTAGGCAAAATAGTTTCAATAGTATCTGCTACATCAGTAGACACCACTTGGGATCTGCCTTCAATTTCAGTACCAAGCTTTTCGCCCATGTAATACTCTAAGGATTTTTTTCTGGCAGAACTTAAATTGCCTCCCATAAATCCTAATGAGTTATTAATCTCACTACCAATAATTGCTTTTAATTCATTTTCTGTTTTTTTTGCCATCTAAATAATATAATTTGTATTGACTGGTATCTCTTGTTTCCAGTTGGATAGTTCTGCACCTAGTCCAATAATTCCAGTTCTAAATGCGTCTGCACTATGACTTGCATAATTGTGCTTAGGTTTATTTCTAAAGCATTGGTTTAACTCATCCCATTTTTTTTGGTATGCCTTTAAAGACTCAACACCTTGATAGCAATTATTCTTGTCAAACACACAATCAGGTAATGCTTTTCTTACAGCTTCAATGCCATCTTCAATAGATAGTTTTGGAGCTACTTCAAAAGATATGCCTAACTCTAAAGCACTCTCCAATCTTGACTTACCATAAGCTCCAAGTTCCCTAACTTTAATGTCATGGGGAGCAATGTGTCTAATGTATTTGTAATCTTTTTGATCTAAAATATTTGCGTAATGGTCTAAACCTTGACCTGCGTTTTCGTAATAATCTATTAATCGTATTTGTTCTTTATGCCTTTGAGCAAACCAAATACAGGTCTGATCGTTCATGCCTAAATCCCACCATGTTTCTGTATCTAGGTTTTCATCATAAGGAACTTCACAAATTTTTCCTTGAGAATCTAAGTTGTCTATAATATTACCAAAGTATGATCCGGTAATCGCAGCTTGGAAGCTACATTCAAATTCCTGTTCATACAAATCATTGCTCATCATCTTTTGAGCAGATTGTAATTCTTCTTGGTCTAATATTTTAGTTTCACTAGCTTTAAATAAACAAGAATACCAATCCTTGTTTTCTTGAGCTAATTGATACAATTGGTAAAAGTAATTTCTTCCTTTGGGTGTACCTATAAAAATACAAAAACCTTTTCTGTCTGCTAAAGCAGGTCTAACTACTTCAGGAAAGATACTTGGCTTTATGCTTTGCGTTTCATCAAATACACATCCATCCAATGCCAGACCTCTTAAAGCTTGGTCATTTTCAGCACCTAGAATAGTGATCCTAGATCCATTAGGTAAATCTGCTCTTAATTCAGACTCATTAAATTTAGTACCAGGTATTTTACCTGCAAATTGTTTTATGTAATCCCATGCTGTCGCTTTACCCTGTTTAAAGGTAGGCGAAATAAAAGCATACCTTGAGTTTGGCAAAGGACTAGTAAGTGCAGCTCTTAACAAGTGGTTAATGCACATAACTGTTTTACCAGCTCTTCGGTGTAACACTAAAACTGAAAATCGGTGCTTATCAATTTTTTGGTGCAAAAATTTTTGCAAATCTCTTGGCTTGTAGGGAATCTCAATAATTGACATTTAAAAACAACCCCCCCCTTAATGCAGGGTACAATCTTTAGGTCTAAAATCTTTGTTTGCTAGTCCAAGCTCTTCCATTAAATACACACTAAACAAATCACATTCTGGTAGATCATGGAAACCTGAGAAGTGAACTACAACTTGCTTACTATCTTCTTTGACATAGATAATAGCTGCGTAAGGTTTTTCATCTAATAGTGCCATAGAATATTTTAATAATTTATTATTTTGATTTTGGAATAAGCCTTTTAAAAAGTTCTAATTCTTTTTCAGATATTTGACCTGTCATTTTTTTCATTCCTTTTAATAAGCTTTTGTTTTGGTCTGATTTTCCATTGGAATTTTTAAATCCAAAAAATCTCTTCATTTCTTCTGGTGTCATAGTTTTTTCCTTGTTTATCTGTTTGAAAGTCCTATCAATATTTCAAAGACGGAGGACTTAGATTTGGGGTGGTGGGGTCAAATAAAACCCCCCCTATTTGCTCATAAAAATTAAGCTATTGATTGGGAAGCATTGACCTGGCTTAATAACCTTTATTTTGTAGGGTTTTTTTTAGAAGTTATCTTGCCGGTTATCTTAGTTGCTTCTTTTTTAATTATTTTGTTAAATATTCTAGTTTTAATTGCATTAACTATAAGAACCTTGTGCTATTTTCTTGTTCGTTTCTTACATCAAATCAGCATAAACATTAACTAATTAGCCCATTTAATCTGAATTAATTCATCTCCAACTTTAGCATTTAGCTCTGTTTGCTTACCATAAACTTTACTTTGTAGTCGTTCAGCTCTCCATTTGGCCAAACTTAGGTACTCTTTTATTAAATGAGTCTTGCCTAAATCTACTTTATCAGAGTGCCTAGCATCTTCCAAAGTCTGATCTAATAAGCTCTGAGCTTTAGATAGTTCGTAATCAATTCCATCTTGTTTAGCTTCTTCATATTGCTTTCTAACTTCTGGATATTTCTTGAACCATTTTCTAAGTGATTGCCAGCAAGGTCGGTTTTTCATAGTTGGTGAAAGCACACATCGGAGGCTTTTTCCTAAGGCCAAATCTTCACAAATAGAATCAACGATCTTTTGGCTGTATTTGACAGACATGGAGCGTTTTGTGGTGTTTTTAATTAATTCTTTATTCATTTATTATTAATTTATTTAGTTGTAATTGAGCTATAATAAGG